GGCAAGGAACATTCTGCTTCGATTCATGCAACCAGCTGGCCAAGTGTTTATGGTTTCAAAAAACTCACGCATTAATTAATTATTAATTTAAGGCGAACAAAACGCCACAGGGGGTTTCGTTATCCCTCCTCATAATCGAACAAAGGCACACAATATAATGGTCAACGCTTCGGTGTTGTGTTATAATTTGTAGCTTTCAAATAAACGGTCAATGCGTTACTAAAGCAAAAAAACGCAATAAGATATATATATGTGTGTGTATTAATCAAAACAAAACACCCATCCCGAAAATAAAGTGAAGCCCCCATGAGCCACGCCCTAATTCAACCCCTGGTGAAAAGTGCGCTCGTCGACGAGGACGTGGACGACACGCCGAGCATGATCAGTGCGATTTTTTCCGGCGTCGGCAAGTTGTATCAGAACGCCGAATTCACTTTTACGAAACAAGAGAGGCCCGAACTAATTGCTGCGGTATGTCAGGAAATGAAAATAAAACTCACTGACAGCATATTGACCGCTCCCGACCTAACGAGTTTGAATACGGCACTGCACGTGCTCGAACTCATTGGCCCCGCTTTGGTGATCAACGTACTGACCATGCTCCAAACCGGCACCGGATTCCACAAACCTTTGCCACCTAACGTGTCCTTTATGCACAAGATGTTACACTGCTGTGCGTCACTTTGTCGCCAGTAAAAATTCTTTTCTATTTTATTTAAAACAAAAAAAACCCTCGAGTCATGAACATATCAGATGAGTGCTCGACAAAACTGGATGCATTAAGTCCTGAGCAAGATGCCGAAGTTACACATCTGTGGAAATCGAAGGACACCCGTGTCGTTATTGATAAATTCAATATTGAGATCAGCGGTGTCGACATTAAAAGGCTCAGACCCACCACGTGGCTCAACGACGAACTTATTAATTTCTACATGGAAATGATTAACGCGCGAAGTAGAGATCGGGGATATTATTGCTTTAATAGTTTCATGATGGTGCGCATGCTAAATGACGAATACATGGCGCGTTGGGTCAAAAAAGTGGGCATCAATATTTTTGAGATGAAACAAATCCTTTTTCCAACACACGTGGGTGGCAATCATTGGGTATTGGCAGTAATCAATTTTGAGCAACAAAGGCTGGAATTATTTGATTCCCTCGGCGGTGAATACCCAAACGTGATCACAGCCATGGAAAAATTCACCTTCCGAGAAGCAAAACGCTTAGATCAACCACCGTTAACTTGGACTCGCAAAGCCCATAAACGTATTCCTCACCAAAACAACGGGTCAGACTGTGGTGTGTTTGTCTGCGTTTACGCGGATTATATCACAACACCCTGCAAGTTCAATTTTTCCAACAAAGATATGCTGCATTTTAGGAAACGCATCACGTTGCAAATTAAAAACGGGTCCTTGGTTTTCCCAACTCCTCGCCCGGTACCGAGACCTCCAGTTACGTTGGCAGAAAAAGAAAAAGAAGGAGAAGATGGTGATGATGATGATGATAAAGAAAAAGACCCGGAAGGAGAAGATGATGAGGGTTATGACGCAGACGAAGAAAATGATAATGACAAAGAAACAGAAAAAAAAGAGTCGATCGCCTCCTTGAATCGACTTGCCGCTTATGAAAATAACGAAACCCAGCAATTGCGCGCAGACTCCTCGCAGCATCAACTTCCGGTCCGGTTCTGTGCTGGAACACTCGGCTGGAACGTGAGCTTGGCGAGCAGCGACATTTCTCCACTCGCCTGCGTCGGACGAGGAACGCTGGAAAACATTTTACGGGTCGTGGCGAAGAACGACACAATCAAGCCCGTTTTTTTACCCCACCTCTTGTCCAAACCACCCCCCAGTGATGATACGCCTTGGATCAATGCTTCCGTTCAAGAAGCCGACCAGTTTCCACAGACCTTGCTGGGGCTCGATTTTTTAAACGCGCACAACTACCAACTCAACGCACAGGCACGAAACGTGGCCGCATCAATTTTGCATCGACCGCCGCTCCAAAACACCCGGCCTTTTGAAACGTCCTTTCTCCACGAATCAACGCGACTGGATTGCGGCGCCCTGGCACTGGCGACCCACATTTTGCCCAGCTTTGCGACAATGGGTGTCGTGCTCGCCAGAAACAACACCCTGCTTCCCGGCATCGTGTACGCTCACTCGCTCGAACAACTGCGTTCGGTGGTGATCCTAAACCGCCGGGACTGGGGGGAATGGGAACTTGTTTTGGACACCAACCAGACATTCGTATTCGAATTAAGAAATGGTAAAATCATGTTCCCCACGGAAATCTTGGCCAACTGGATTGCCAGTCAATTGTCCCAAAAAGAGATTTTGCAAACTGCAATTCCACTCAGTCGCCTTGTTCCTGGATTTAAAACAGGTTCTTGGATGTCAGCGTCAGAGGGAATTCCCAGAGCCAAGCCGCTGGCCAAGGCTCGGTCGAAAGACGAGCGGCTTGCGTTTTACTCTTCACAAGCGAGTGTCGGTGGATTCATGATTCAAGACGCGCTGTGGGGTGGGCCCGCTTTTAATCTCAATGCCGACCTGTTGGATTTGGCACTCCCAATTCCGCCACGTTTGGCCCAAGATGAGTACGCGGCCCTGGAATCCACCTATCGACCCACGTACTTGGTTTGCTTGCAACAGATTCTATCCCACCTCGGTATCGATATCGTCCCGGGGAGCAACGAAAGCGATCCCACGATCCACACGCGGCGGAGGCTGCCTGCCTTAGAGTTGGTTGCGCCATTCGTCGAACACATTCTCCAGTCGATGTATCTGTTTTTGTATCCCCAACAACCGGCTCTGTTTGACTTAACTGCCACATTTTTACTCAAAACCTACCTCCCGACCGGAGACCCAGATAACGAGTTGCCAGTTTTAAAGACCGTATTTGCGCGTCTCAGCAAACCTTATGGTGATCAGGATCATGAGTCACGGGTTCGGTCACGAACCGGGTTTTTCCGCGATTTTATCCAAACATTTGAGCGGATCACGCCAGAATTCAACTCGTATCGGCTGACGTATTTGGCCGCGACGCAGTACGCCTGTCTTCCCACAACCACCAATTTTGAACTCACGGCAAAAATCATGATGCTCTTTCTTATTCAAGTCGTGAGACCCTTCATGAACTGGACACAGACGTACTACCTGGCCGACCTCTACGTTCCATGGCTTATTCCCGAAAGTCTTTTCGAGGAAAAATACAAGTTTCTGGGCGAGCAACAACGCGCGAATGAATACCGGACGCCGCAATTCCTCGACTCCATTTTTTCCACTAAACCAACCAAAGACCAGTTGCAGTCGCCTATTTGGATTTTGCCCCTGACAATTCGGCAAAATTACAAATATTTCCAAAGAATTTTGCTCGTCTTTCACCACCGCGAGAACGGCCCCGGATGGATCGAGTTTTTCGATACCTGCAACACCAGCGAAGTGCGAAAATACGTGATCACGGCTCTCCAAACTGCGGTTGCGCGTCAGCACCCAGCGTATGCAAAATACGGGTACAAATTAAAGGACTATGAGTTTTTCCCCATGATCCGGCCGGACAGCTACCTCACGCGCAAGGGCTGTTACTTAAGCGGGAACGTCGCAAAGAAAAATAAAGACTGTCTTCAGCAGACGTATCTCTTCGCGGTTCTGTCGATTCAAAATCAAAGTCCCCGGAAACTCATCACCTACGTTAACTACAGTCCGGTCGCGTACTCGAAAACGTCCCGAGAAATCGAACGCGAGCTGTTTGCTTACGCTTCGCACTTTTTGAAGCTGTACCAGAAGAAAATGACGACATTTGTTTTGACTCATTTCCGGCAAGCGCTGGTGAGCTTGGCCAAAGAAATTCGCCTCCGAAGAATTCCCGACGCGGAGTTGCTTCAGTATCTGAACGTCGAATAATAAACTGGAAAGCACGGCGGTGGGATGGGCTCACAACAGTCGTTCCGCCACCGAGGTGGGTAACCCAGCGGTCCGTAATCACCCACCCAACCACCCGCCACGCACGGATAGTTACAGGGAAGGCCGTAGTCATACCCCGCTTCTGCACCGTCTTCGTAATAATAGTTACACTCGCATGGAAAACAGTCGCAATATGCACATACCGGAGGTGGAGGAGGAGGAGGTGGTGGCGGGGGGCGAGGACGAATGCGCTTGTAATCGCGAGAACGAAATCTTGTTCTCCGAGAACGAATGGGGTTCCCGGTAAAAGGATTGAACTTTCCGCCACGGCCACCTGCCTTGTGTTTGGATCGCTTCGTGCTCATGAAGAAAAAAAACTCAAGTACTTTTTTTATTTCTATTTTAAAGAAAAAAAACAATGTCTACCCAAATCGTGGTCAAATCAATAGCCCCAAGTGTCCTGGAAGACGCCGAAAAACAGGGACGATGCATTTACGAATCCAATCCCAACTTCCAACACCTGGCCGATTTAATGGAAAACCCGGTGTTCCAACAAGTGTACAAGAACCATTTCCGCGATTGGACGTCGCTCCAAGTAATTGTCATGTTTTTCAACCTGTATTCCGAAATAGAACAAAAAAGCACGGTTCGTCTCACACCTCATCAAAAATTGTTTTTCACCAAGAGGCTTTTCGAGAACGCAGACTTGCGTCCACACATCGTGCACGAATTTCAACCAAACCCACTTAATAATAATAATGGCAAGTGCGTTTCCATAAAATGAACCCACAAAAAAAAATTGATGTTGGTTTTATTAAACTCCCGCGACGAGAAATGCTTACTCGAATACAAAAAATAGAATTTCCCTCACTCTCAGCGATTCGGAACCCCAAAACTGGACGGGACGTTGAACGCCAAAGTGTGGAATTTCTGACACTCGTTCAGAACAAGTGGTGTGATCCATACGGAAATCTGTTAAAGATTCCCCAACCCAGGCAGAAAACCTTTGCGCGAGATCCGCTCTCGTTAGACACGTTTAAGATCGCGTCACCGAAACACCAAGAGCTGTTTCTGAACGGACTCGTCGACGGCTGGGGAAACTTTGTCCGACCACAACAGAGAGCCGAAGCCAAGAGAAAGGCGTACATGAATGCATATGGGCAACGTACTATTTACATCACCGCGTTTCCCGACATGCAAGTGTACTCTATTTATGACACACTCCAGGATATCGGCGTCCTGAGGCACCGCAGTCACTTGAAGGAATACAAATTGGCTATTCACAATATTGACCAACCCGAATATCGACGTCAATTGATGATTCACAACATTGACCAACCGGACCAACAGTCCCATGTGCTATATTTCATTCAACTTGTGCTACAAAAGCAGTTGCCACCTAATATATGCGCCTTAATGCTCAAAGCAGTCGATCTTGTACGAAGCAACATCCAGGCCATTCGTCAGGACATTGCGTTGCATTTGCCTCGTGCGCTTGTTTCCATGGTCGAATTATATATTTACCAAGGAAAACAAGAATAATGCATCAAATTGCGATTGACTGCCGTCCCGGATATCCCCGCCCCTCAAATCTCCTTCCCGCGGTCATCGAGGGACTGGGACTTCCCACACCGCTCTTGGTATCCACCGCCTTTGGACAGTTCACTTGGGAATTTGCCGCCACGGACGCCGTATGGGAATCTGTCGTGCCTTATTTAGAAAAAAGACTCTCGGACCTGCACGACCAAGGTCAAATTCGATACGCGCGATGGAGTTGAGAAGAAAGATGTATCCAAGATTATTAAAAAAAAACAAATTTCTTCTTCTTACACACGCTTTGAAAAAAAAAATAATGGGTTTGGTTCTTTCCATTTTCTACACAAACCAGTGTGAAACATGTAACGGGACGGGAAAGTATCCAGCGTACCGGGAATGCACCCATTGTCGAGGCATTGGAGAGCTCTACTCCGTCAGAAAAATTATCAAACAGTTATTTGTCACGGAAACCTGAAAAAACACACCTTTCGGGTTTGGAACTCCAAAAGGGAAACAAAAAAAAAATCTTTGCATTTTGAAAAAAAATCCACATTGAGGATGGATTCGTTCCCGCCTTTGGAAAAGGTGCAATCTGCGCAGTGTACGTACCATCTAACTGAACAGCTGGGTCAAGGAGCATATGGGTGCGTCTGGAAGGCCAAAAGTGAAGAACACAAACGAGCAGTGGCCATTAAATTAATCCCCCGCGACATCTATCAATCTGAAAATCTCCGAGAGGTCGAAATCTTACAGCTCATAAGCCACGAAAACGTGGTTCCGCTCCTTGACCACGGCGTCCACTGCCAATGGATGTTTCTGGCATTTCCAGTGTTTCCCCTTAGTCTTCGTCGCTATTTCAAAAATAACCAGAAGAATGGCACTCAGGCCTCGATGCAACTGGTGCGTACGTTAGCAAAACAACTTTTCAGAAGCTTGGCGCACATCCACAGCATCAACATCATTCACCGCGACATCAAACCCGAAAATATTCTTTTAACCCCGGACGCAAAACTGATCCTCATCGACTTTGGAATTGCCACCACGGTCGAAACTGTGAACCAAACCGACAGATTAACAGCCAACACGCTGTGGTACCGCCCCCTCGAAGTCTTGCTTGGCCACAAGGCGTATGACCAAAGCGTGGACGTCTGGGCGGCGGCCTGCTGTATTTTCGAACTGTGTCTGTGCCAGCCCCTGTTCTCAGAACGCACGGAATTGGAAATGATCTTCAAGATTTTTCAAACGTTCGGCACACCAACGCATCCACCGATAACGCTTCTACCCCATTTTAAATTTTCTTTCCCGACTTGGCCTCGCAAAAAGCTGCTGGTTCCCGAATTCACGCAACTGATCAACAAGTGCTTTGACTACAATCCAGATACCCGCATCACCGCAAGTCAAGCTTTGAATAAATTTTTTTAATAATATAATTTAAAATATATACACAGCAGGAGAGGGTTGGCTGTTTGACGGCGCTTACACAGCGCTATTGCTCGCCTGAGCTTGACGGGCCCTCTTGGAGCGCGTCATAATGGGATCCCGTGGCGCAAATTTGCGTTTTTTCTTGTTTTCCACCGAGGCTCGCGGAATCACCACTTCGACATTGCAGTTGGGACATTTTTTGTGCTTGTCCAACCACGTCAAAATCGATTGACCGCTACCCAAGCACTGAGCGGCGCGCGCATGGAATAGATGCTTGCACCTGGGCAGCTCGAACACCGGCGTTTGTGGAGCGAGGTCGGACTGGCAAATCGAACAGCATTGATTTGAAACGTCGTCCAAGATTTTGGCCTTCAGCTGGTCCAAATTGGGCGTCGACAACATAATGCGTGTCTTCTCACAGTAAGCGGCCGGGTCGCTGAGAAATTCCTCCCGGGATGTGCGGTACGCAGTCAACATATCCGGGTGGTCAGGGTACGCGTGGTTCATCGCAAACATCTCCGCCACATCTTCGACGTTGTGGCAATGGATTGGCATGTTCCAATTAAACATGATATGCGCAATCGCGTCACGTGCCCCGCGTAAGTTAACTAAACACCTACATTGAGCGAACTTCATGCGGAGAACTTCGTCTAACACAGTGTCCAGAGTTACGTCGGTGCCATTTGCAGACAGCTGCAGGACGGCTTGCACGAAGTAGTCCGGGGAGGCGACGACAATGTCCATGTTGGGCGTTTGGACTTGTGAAGGAAAATATACCCCCACCCAAAATAGAACAACACTCAAGTCAGATAGAAAAATTTGGCTAAAACAACACTCAAGTCAGATAGAAAAATTTGGCATGGAGTCGGGATTTTCTTCGGATTCAGAATCATACACTGTGTTCGCGGTGTAATGGTGCCCGACCAGCCCAACGCGCGATAGGTCTAACTCTTCACATGGTCGATAAAACAAAGAACATGATACACAGCCCATTAGTGTTGTTTTTTTTTATTTTGTTTACTTTTTTTCTTTCACAGGTCACCACAAGTTTTTTTCTTTCAAACTAGATTAAAAAAAAATAAAAAATGAATTCCGTGCAAGTCGTTGGGGTCATCAACATGTTTATTTTTCTATTGCTGGGCATTTTGGCCTATTTTTTCTTCAAACCTGGAAGTGAAAAATGTATGATAGGAAAATGGAGAGATGACGTGAAGTGCAACGCAATTCGTCTCGCCAACGGAGTGAAAATTTTCATGTTCGTGGGTCTTTTCGCATGTCTCATGATCTTGAATATTGTCGCCGCGTTTGTGGAAAAACAGCAAAAAGGTCGCATGCAACTGCTCATTTTCAATTACATCGTCCTCGGTATTGTTATTCTGGTTGCCGGGTGGACCACGCTTTTTCTACTATTTTACGCAGCTCAAGTTGCGAAAATCACCCAACGGCATGGGACACGAAGGTTCAAGGCTCCGCTTGTTCCTCTGCCCTGGAACCAAGGATTATTGGCTCTTACTGCAATCATTGCATTGGCCCTCAACTTGTACATGGGTCTGGTAAAAGCTTAAGCGCCGGTGTCATGGCTAAATAACCCAGAATTGGTTTTTCACACGATCTACTTCGACAATTAAAATTGTTTATTTTTGCTGCAACTTAATTGATGTGCTGAAATGATTCGTTTTTTCTATTTAAGTGATACAAATGTGCTGAAATGATTCATTTAACATTTTTTCTATTTAAATGACACAAATTTCATTTGAAAAACAAAAAAAATGTGGGGTGTCAATCTTCGTGGATGCACTGGCGTGGTCGATGTGTCGGCACTTGGCAACGTTCACGCGCTCAACTTTTCTCACTGTACCAACGTGGTCGACGTCTCGGCACTTGGTAACGTCCACACGCTCAGTCTTTGGACATGCATTAACGTGGTCGATGTGTCGGCACTTGGCAACGTTCACACGCTCAACCTTCATGGATGCACTGGCGTGGTCGACGTGTCAGCACTTGGTAACGTCCACACGCTCAATCTTAGCGAATGCACTGGCGTTGTCGATGTGTCGGCACTTGGCAGCGTTCACACGCTCAATCTTTGTGGATGCCGTAACGTGGTCGATGTTTCCGCACTTGGCAAGGTCCACGTGCTCGATCTTTCTTGGTGTCCCAACGTGGTCGACGTGTCGGCACTTGGCAACGTTCACGCGCTCGATCTTGCTCACTGCAGTGGCGTGGTCGATGTGTCGGCACTTGGCAACGTTCACACGCTCAATCTTTCTCATTGCACCAACGTGGTCGACGTGTCGGCGCTTGGCAACGTTCACATGCTCTACTTCGACAGTTAAAATTGTTTATTTTTGCAACTTAATTAAATTAAGTGACACAAATGTGCTGAAATTTTGATTCATTTTTTTCTATCTGAGTGACACAAATGTGCTGAAATGATTCATTTAGCATTTTTCTATCTTCTGAGTGATACAAATTTAATTTTAAAAACAAAACAATGTGGGATTATTTCGTTGAAGAACTCCGGAATAAGAAGCAATCGTTGTCCAAGAATGCCAACAAGCATGCTCTGTTCACCATTGGGCCCATCGTGGACTTGATCTTGGAGTTTTACACCGATGAGACCTCGACGTCGCTGGTGTCATGGCTAACTAACCCAGACTTACAGTTTCTGGTCAATCGCGCTAGCGTCTGGAAACACCGTGTCCTGTGTCTTCCACGTAACCGAGATACCTGGCCTGTATTTTTCCACCACGCTGCCGTTTTGTTCAAGCACATTACGATACCATCGAGTACCCACTTTGGCGCCACTGATATGAAGACGCATGGATCAATTTTGGGTTTAATGAGTTCCATTTCTTTCACTCAGTGCGACGCCGTAGTCGACGTGTCGGCACTTGGCAACGTTCACGCGCTCAGCCTTTCTCACTGTACCAACGTGGTCGACGTCTCGGCACTTGGTAACGTCCACACGCTCAGTCTTTGGAGATGCATTAACG